TCCTTCAGAGCTTCAGATTCAACAAGTGATTCAAGATCATGTAATTGGAAAGATTGCGTCTGTTCCTTATATATATGCCGAGAAGCCTCAGATTACGGTCGTACCTATCAAGATTCCCGCGGATATTCTTTATCACTAAGTCTAAAGATCTTATCCGCCTTATTAAATTCTCTAGGAATCCATCGGAGTCCCATGTACTCTAAATCTCTGACTTCCTTGTGAATGGCATAATAATAATCCAAATATAGAGACTTTTTATTTGCGCGTCTTACCAACATATTCATTATACTCTGATTATCATTTTCCAATTCAATGGCAGATTGACCCTTTTTCTTTGAAAACTGGATTCCATCTAGAACAGAATTCCACTCCGATTCAATATGATTCACATGATTATAATATGAAGTACAGAGTGTGTAGTTTTCACCCTTTGTAGTACATAGATGAACTGCGGTTCTAGATAGGCCGCCACGACTGAATGATCCATCTGTCTGAACAAGGGCCACCTGGGGAGGTCTCGGATATCTTGTTAGAACTGAAAATTTGGTCGGATGAATGAGAAAATTCATGAGAGTTTTCATTCTTATTATAATGGGTATTATTCATACCACGCCTGTCTGTATTTGAATGTGTTACCTAATTTACTACTTGTCGCGACTTGTTGCCATGATTGATCACCCACCCTTTCAGGAGAATATCCAGAGGCCCCTATGCCTTGAACCATCTTATAAATCTTTCCATTAAGACTGACTATAGCTCCTGGTGAATAGACTACCGAATTATCATAGCTTTTAATCTTACTCCATGATTGATCACCCGCCCTTTCAGGAGAATAACCTGCTGCTCCTATGCCTTGAACCATTTTATAGATTGCTCCATTCATTTGTATAATATCTCCAACTGAATAGACTTTTGTATTACTATACATATCAATGGGTTGATTCAAATCTGCCAAGTCAATCGCATTCGTAGGAAGAATCGCAAAGGTTTCAGACCGAAACATATAATAAATTACAAGAATTACAGCTATGAAATTTATAATAAGTAAAGTATATGTTTTTCTCATTATTAAGACCTGAGTAAAAAATTATGTTTTACGAGAGCCTATCAGGAGAGACCTAAGTACTGTGGAGTTGATAACTTTCTCACGGGATCTATATTGAATGAATCCGGGACCGTATCAATCTTGACATTGTAGATAATGAACTTCTCAGACTCGGTCAATTTCTAGAACTTTGAATCCCAGCAACTCCTTGCCACTCACACTGCCCCACATCTCGTCATCAATTCGTGTGATGACTCCATCCTTCTCAAATTCCCAGTGGATCGTCATCCCGTCACCCGAGCCCATGCGGTAGCTCTTAACGAAACGGCCGACTGGCACCTCAATCAGGTCATTACCCTTTCTCTGGATCTTGATATACTGCTTCTTTGTGTCAAGATCACCACGCGCCCAACGAGTCTCCATCATCTTCTCAATAACAGGAAGTGCGGCAGTAGCGAGAGCTCTTAGACTTGACATTTTGATACCTTTGTTGGACTGCTAGGATTGTTCAAATTTTTAGTACAATGTGGCCGTTGTCTTACACTTCTTACCCGTGGGAGAATCACAATTTAGTAGGGTGAATTTGGGTTTGAATCCTTTCTTTCTGAGAGATTCTACGAGGGAATCCTTATTTGACTTTCCACGGATCTTTAGTGGTTTGAAGCCAGTCCCAAACACAGCATAGCAACGGTCTTCAAACGACATACTACTTTTGGTTCGCTTTTTTAAGAGCATAGCTCTACGTGGCTTCGCCTGCTAAAAAAGCGAAAAATTGAAGTAGGTGCCACACTAGTAGATCAGTACCCAAGATGAATCTCTTTGTTCTCAGTGCGAATCCCAAAGAGGCAGCACAAGCTCACGGAGATAAACATGTTGTCAAAATGATTCTTGAGGCCTGTCAAATGCTCTACACCGCACACTGGACTGCGACCTATCCTGATCTCCTGAAGGAACGATCCGCCGTCAAGATTTCCAAGGTCCAGAAACTCTTGGCTCTTCCTCCACAGATGGCAACGGCGCCCAAGCGCAAGTGCGCTGATGAGCCAGGCTTTCGCCCCGTTCATCTTCACCACCCCTGTACGATCTGGATTCGCGAGTGCCTAGGTAACTACATGTGGGCGGTGGAACTTGCTCTGGCTATCGCTGAGGAATACGAGTACCGCTGGCCTGGGCGCGTTCACAGCTGTAAGGCGCATGCCCTCTGGTTGAAGGAGAATGTGCCTCCTGGAATTCGTAAGGCTGATCGTGCGGAGTTTGCGGTTGCTATGGATGATGAGTATCGTGTGGCTGGAGATCCGGTTGCGTCTTACATCAAGTACTACAAGGGGTCAAAACAGGAGCGGAATCTGACGGTTTACACACGTCGTGCGAAGCCTGGGTTTCTTATCGCTTTTTAAAAAAAGCGAACCAAAAAGGCTATTAAGAGTAGATGAGCACTCCGATGATACATCACTATATCTTTGGGACAACCCGGAATATCCTCCTAGGAGCAGGTCTGTCTTTTGCCATTAAAAAGGAGAATTACATACACATTCCCCTTATTTTTTTAACTCCATCCATTTACGCTGGGTACCACTTGTATGAAAATAAGAATGACATTATAAGATTTATTAAGGATCTAAAAGCCAAAAATTGAATACATTCTACATATCATATCAATTATGTCATCATCTATTCCATCTGCTAGAGATCATGCTATTCAATTTATGAGAGTATTAACAGAACGTTCTATTCATAAAGATGATCCAGTTCCAGAATGGGAAGTTATTAGACTTCATGGCGGAAATGGAATATGTATATGTGGTATGAATATATTGAATCTATATACCATTAGCAATATTATTACTAATGAGGAACTTGTAATTGGTTCTGAATGTCAAAAAAGATGGAATCTTAAATGTAATATCTGTTGTGATAAGTGTGATTCACCTCTCGGTAATCTTACTAAAAGATTAAAAGATAAAAATTATATTTGTCCAGAGTGTACTAGAGAAGAACGCAGAGTTCAGAAAAGAATTGCTAAGCTTGAAAATTATACCATGTACCTTAAAGGTCCCTGGTATAATCATACCTTTAAGGAAGTTGCCATTCTTGAAAGATGGGTTGAAAAAATCTTGAATACTCCCAATTACTTTGAAACTAAGACTTATTCATACTTTGAAGAATATTGTGGATATATATATGATATACAAGAGAGTTAATCTGAATATTCATCTGATTCATAATCTGAATCTAAGGTATATCCCCTAGTATGGGTTCTTGCGAAACAATCTGGTGAATAATGGCCTGGACGACCACATCTATAACATGAACCACCTTTTACAGTAGATTTTTGTTTCTTACATGATTTCTCATGAAGTTCGCATCCAAATTCAGTTGTAAATATTCTATCACAATATTCACATCCCCATTCATTTTCTTCATACTCTATTTTATTTCCTGAAATATCGGTTTTAGCATTACAATCCTTTATCCAGTGCCCCTTTCTCCCACATTGAGTACATAGATCTTTTGCTCCCCAAATTTCCATTTTTAATGCGTCAATACGAAAGTCACTTAGTTCCTCAGTAACATAAGAACCACCGCGAACACTTTCAATTCCATATTTTGCCATATATTCTTTTACAACCTTATCTTCCTCAAATGGGCTTACTCCATCTTTTGATTCTACGAGTGAAATTGGTTTATACTTTTTAGTCCAAGAAGATCCTTCGCCATTCATGTGTTGCTGGTATCTACCAATGACATCTTGACTTTTTCCAACATAATATTTACCTCCTTGAAGTTTAAGGACATAAATATTAGTCTTTTCCATACCAAGTTACCTAGTACTCTATTCGTCAATTTTTCATATGTAAAATTATCTAAAATAATCAGATATTCTTGTCTGAATACCAGGTATATAGTTAGTTATTTCCTTTACACTAATTGTTTGTGCTAGTACTTCTTCTACTGTTATATAATTCCTTAAATCACTTGTATCATTTAATTCTGGCCCATTATCAATCATTGATATATTGTCCATGATTATATACTTCATACCGCGTGTAAGGGCAACATATGATACATTAGTGGCTTCTTCAATTATCTTTATTCTTTTTTCATGAGAAATTCCACGATTATTAGGAATGCTACTGGCTGCGTCAGTTTCTACATCACTTGCTATACGAATATTATCATCTTCAAGACCCTTATATCCATGAATAGTAAACATTTTACATGCGGCACTCTTCTTGTCTACCATATTTGCTTCAATTTGTTCAATCATGTGTTCTAATTCATTTTCACTAATTGATTTTAAAAAGTTAGGAAGATCATCTTCAAATTGATCATCTTCAAAGGCTGATTTATTTTTAGAAAGAATAGCGTGTTTTCTTCTAATATCTTGAATTTTACTATCATAACTATTAATCCATATATTGGATAAATTACTTGCGGTGGTTAGTAGTGTTCTCCATGTTCTAAAGAGATATGTATATTTTTCATCTCCAATAGTACTTATATCACTTATTATATTAGTTGTATTTTTACTCTTTGATATCATCCAACAATCATTAAACTGCTTACGAATAGTTTCACATGCAGGGTCTCCAACTCTAAATGTAGAATAAAATTCTATTGTTAATGATCCCTTTGGCATATAATTAAATCCATTTATACAGCCGCGCCATTGATATATAGACTGTTTAGGATCTCCTACAAAAATTTTAGGAATTGTTGTATCATCTAATAGCATTCTTAACATCAACATATCAAAATCTTGTGTCTCGTCTATCATTACCATATCATATTTAATATCAATATAATTCTTAAACCATTTATCTTTTAATGAAAGTTTTCTTAGTGATTCAAATGTTAGTAATTCACCCTTTAATGTCAAATCCCATAAACCATGTACAAGCTTTTTATCTGTAAAATTACCAATATTTAAGATTGTCGAATCATTACAGAATCTATTATACTCATCTACACAATCCTTTCTTATTCTCCAAGGCTTACCTTTTAACCATGGATTAATATCCTGTATAGTCTGCGCAGATAATATCTTTATTTCAGGGTTTTTATTCTTAATTGTATAATAACAGTCATAAATAAGCGCATCAAATGTAAACGGAAATAAATTAGTTATCTTATGTTCTTTTATTTTGCCTTTTATCTCCTCAATAAGAGATTTATTAAAAGCAACATATAGAATACATTTCTTATTATGAATTTTAGCCAGATTTAATAATGTGGTTGTCTTACCACTTCCTGCGACAGACTTTATTGCTAGAATATCACCCTTATTAAACACATGAGTATTCACATATTTTCTATGTATATCATCAAGCAAGTACATTGATTTCTTACACCTCGCATACATTACATTGGTGATTTCTATGTTCTTATCAAAAGAAGAAAAATGTGTGACACCTTTCTCAGTTAACATGTTACATAGGCATGTATTTTCAAGAATATACTCAAACGTACATGGTATACCTATCCATACATTCACCTTTTTCCCTTCTACCTCAACTCTGTAATTCTCACGGTCCTCTAAATAGATCCATTCTTTCTTACCAGTATATAAGAATACATTATTCTTTACTACTTTTACCACCTTTTCCCAGTTCTCATGAGGAATTTCACAAATAATCTTATTTCCAATTTTTACATATCTAATATATTGATTTTCTACATTAAAAATCCAATCAAGTTCTGTAGTCGCATCTCTACTTTTTACTGCCTCAACTGATATAGGTGAATTCTGAAATTCAATACCTGAATTATTAAGTGGGTCATATGCATCAACAATATGCTTTATATCACTATTTCTTCGTACTATTTCTCTATTTTCATCTTCAATTAAATGTGAAAATGTGTTATGCCATGTATCAATATCTTTTACTTTGTCTAAAGTCAATGCTTCACATTCTATATGTGTATCTTTAACTGTATTTGGATGATAAAAATGCTCTGTAAAATTATTCTCTATATTTCGTTTCTGACGGAAATGAACTTCTTTATCACAATTATAACATGTGAATTCACTTGATTTATCTATATTAAATTTATATATATCTTCTGTTGTAATTATTTTATCTTTATAAACTGCAAAGCTGGGCATTACTTAAATATAATTATAATTCTTTAACTCCCCTATTAGAGGGACATGCCCAGAACACGTAAATTTCGCGGCGGTGGTCCCGCAGAACTTTTTAGAGCTGTACTTGATGATGACCTAGACCGCGTAAAGTAAGAGCTCGCATCAGGCACTGACATAAATGCCAAGCGTCCGGATGGCGAATGGACTGCCCTGATGATAGCGAGCTTCCACGGCTACTCAGATATAGTACGTGAACTTTTGGCCCGCGGTGCCGACGTGAATGTAATAGACGATGACGGAACTAGTACTCTATTTGGCGCCGTTACTAGAGGACATCTGGATGTCGTCAAACTGCTAACTAGCCACGGTGCTACTCCTAATGTATTTAGTCAATAAGCGGGTAAATCAGCTCTCATGATGGCGTCTGAGAACGGGTCACTTGAAATTGTCAAGGACCTCCTTGATCATGGGGCGGATATCAATGCCAAGGCAGCTGGTGAGGGGTGGACACCACTCATATGGGCAGTACACTCTGGCCACGTAGAAGTGGTACGTGAACTCATGAATCGCGGCGCTGATACAAGTATAACAGGCCATTATGGCGACAGTGTCTTTGACATCGCCAACCAGGTTGGTCCTGATCCTGAGGTTATGAGTATTCTGAGTGGCCAGCCTAATTCCACTGGACCCGTTGAATCAAGAAATATACCTGCCGGCTCTGAGAATGCGATATCGTTTGATGAAATCAAGGAGGGCAATGCCATGGTGAATTTCCCTAGACAGGCGAATACCACCGACTACAGCTTCGGGTCCTACTACAAGAATACACCTCAGATACGGTCTCTAACTAAGAACCCCCAGACGAGATATCCTTTGAAGCGCCAGAATTTCAAGCCCTACAAAGCACATATTGTTTCTAAAGGAGGTAAGACACGCAAGCGTAGCAGACGTAATAGAAAATAGATTTTGACCACTTTTCTAAAAAGCTGCATCAATACACATACACAGACAGTCAGCCAAGTCGTCCTTCTTAGTCTGACCTAGCCACCACCGCAACCAATCCTGCTGATCTGAGACAATTGGAAATTTGCTCAGATAATCACGAGCTCTCGCCTCTCCACCCGCCTTTCTATCCTTGTACCCCGCATCACCCACTTCCGCACCCTTGACCTTTTTTCCCGCGTGGACAAAATGAGTTGCGACACTGAGTCCATTCGCGAGAAAGCGCTCGCGCAGTGATGCGAAAATAAGCAGCTGTACTGTCTTCATAACAGGATTCTTCAAGACCGGCTGGTGCTCAATATAGATATCCTTCACATGTCTGAGCTTTTCCCAATCCCGGCTTATCCAGCCCCGAATTGCGTCATGAAGGTGTGTGGTATTATCAGCAAAGGACGCCACACTCTTCTTTTTTACAAGGGGTAAGGTTACAATATTCCGTACCTTCTCAAAGAGCTCTGTGCGATTCCCCTTGTGATCCAAGCCCTTCGCCTTCAGAAAGGCCACCATCTGACTATTCGTGGCAGCCTTCGTAATTGGCTTGCCTGTGGCCTCATCAAAGATCTGATTATCCTTGACTAAGTGCCGTCCACAGACGAGGCCTCTAGGACTCATAGCCTTCGCCGGCTTTCCACAGGTTTCGCAGGCTGGCTTCGCAGTGTCATTCAAATCCGTCAGATTCACCAGGGACCAATGTTCAACCTTGAGTTTGAGACCCGAGATATCAGTACTAGGCTTGGCGACACAGTAGGCCAGATGCTTAATTCCGATATCAAGAGCCAACATCCTTCTTTAGTTAGATAGGAAATTAGTTTAGATAGGTAGATATGTCTCAAGCAGATCAAGGAGTAACCGGCCCTACAGATCAAAATGATCCCTTGGCCACCACAGCAAGCGGTCCCAAGAAATTCCACAATGGATGGACACGTGAACTTGAGAATCTCTTCGCTGAGTGGGCCGACAAGGCCTCCTGCTATCGTTGGATGCACGAGAAAACCGGTCGCATGTACCACACCAGTGATCAGAGTCTCTCCTTCCCCGTGATTATTCTCAGTACAGTCACGGGTGCAGCCAATTTTGCCATGAATTCCATCTCCAATGATCCCTCCATTAAGACCTATGTTCAACTCGGCCTCGGTGGTCTATCTATTCTCACCGGTATCATCTCAACTATAGCCAATAGACTCGCCTATGCCTCCTCCGCTGAGGCCCATCGCGGCGCAGCAATCTCCTGGGGCAAGTTCAATCGTCTCATTGTTATTGAACTCTCCCTACATCCAGATGAACGCATGGAATCTGTCGCCTTCATGAAGATGTTCCGTATTGAATTAGACCGTCTCATTGAACAGTCTCCCTCCATCCCTGAATCCATCATAGAGTCTTTTATCTATGAGTTCAAGGAATTCACAGATATTAAGAAGCCTGATATCACTGGAGATCTTGAACATACTCGCGTGTTTTCCGATAACAACACCCGACTTAAGCGAATCGCAGAGGATGCTGCCATGACACTCGCTCAGAAGAAGGGTGTTCTCAAGCAGCTCGTATTGGACGATTTAGACGGTAAGATTCGCAAAGTCGTACAAGAAGTTGCACTAAAAGGTCTAGGAGCAAATCCTCTCGCAACAAAAACACCAGCTTCACCAACCCCCCTAAAGATAAATATACCTACACCATCTCCCACCTTGTCCGCCGTGGCGAGTACAGTTATACCTACTAATACATTTGTCAGAAACCCCGATTCAGTTGTAATTGATGTAGACAGACCCCTTGTTCATCTAGTTGATAAGAAATAATCAGACAAACATAATCATAGGACAATATTGCTTTACATATTGTACACTAGCCTCGTCAAACTTATCAGTAATTAGACCAACGAACATTTCAAACCGGCACTTAATCAACATATCTCTTATTATTTATAATCCTTGATATTGAAGCCCTGCTACTATTGTATTTTTCTGCTAGTTGAATTCCTGTAAGGTTATCTGGATTTGTTCTAATATATTGTATATCTTCTGGCAATAATTTACGTTTAATCGCTTTTATTTTATCAATATGTTCTGTAGATTTAGATTTGCCCGATAAAGCCTTACTTAATTTTTCACCCGTTTCTTTTGAAACTACTCTACCAGTGGATGCTAATCGCAATTTCTCAATCGTTTCAGGTTTTTTAGGAACACCAGTAGCATTTATACGATGCTTTTCTTTTGTAGTTTCGCTACACCCATGACCTAGTAACCCTTCTGAAATTCTCTTCCGTGTCTCCTCATTTGGGAATTTTCCCGTGCTTGATAACCGTAGTCGTTCTATTGTTTCAGGCGTATGCTTATAATTTTTTATACCTTGTCCCCCTATTGTCATGTTGTAACCATTCTCTCCAAACGTATTAAATTCTTTAATATATTTTATCTCAAGGTCATTCAATTCATTATTGCCACAGACACATATTGTTGTGAAATCAAAGTTTTCAAGCCCGTGCTTTCTAATTGCTCTGTATAAGTATTCGGTTGAATCCTCTTTTCTAGCACGACTTTTATGATTAGTAAATCGTTGCTTCGGATTATCTTTACAATATTGCCCTACATACGATTTACCATCAATCTTATTAATTATACGATAAATACACCCCATCTACTAATAGTTTCGTAAGAAAATTATGAGTCAATTTTAATCCGTTTCTGCCGGTTTGAAATGTTCGTTGGTCTAAAATGGCCTTATTATTAAACTGTTCACATCCAGGCGTTAGCCAAAAAATACCTATAGAATACCCTAAGTCATTACGAATACCCTTGTATTGTTCAATCATATTATGTTCGTCAATTATAACCAACGACATATAATTAGTATTCTCATAAAATTCCATAATTATATCTCTCTGCTCTTCATATGTACTCGCAATATAGTATTCACCCATGAATGACATGGATTAATATGATATTCTTTAGAGGACATTGTTTAACCCGATGCTCCATACTTACTCAAGCGAGGGTTGAAAGACTTCGCACCAAGAGGTACAAATTCACGCCCGCGAGGAGTATTTCGCCCTCCTTCAAACACCGTCGTGAGTGCGTGATTTGTCGTAGAAGGCGGCATCTTACTCGGTTCAGAGAAGGTGCCAAAGAGTACCGGCACCGGCTCAGTTCGCTCAATTCCAAGTGAATCCTTGTATTCTGAGACGGTCATACTACAGGCATACTCGCTACATCTCTGGTAAATCTTCGGACCAATTACCGTGTGAGCCTTGTAGAATTGCGCACCAGCACGTTCCGCCTGCCGCTGTCTTGATACCTGTATCAAGGCATCAGCATTGTGTTGTAGGAATCCACGAAGGCCATTTCCATACTTGGATGGTACAACATTGTCTGCGCAGTGGGCCTTGTACTCCGTAATAAGACGGCCATCCTCCATCATTCCAGCATAGCGCGGATATCTAGGATCATCCACAGGCGCGGTCATCTTTGAGGGCGCCTCGAGTTGGTTTACCGCCATCTCGAGAACTCCATGTGTATAATCAGGGCGAAAACTCGGCTTTGTCTCTCTACGGAACAGCTTAGAGTCCATCTAAATGTCCGAAATTAATTAAATTGACCCCTCCAGACTCTCACCCTCAGCAGGAGGCGCAGGGCCGTCAAGTGTATCAGTATCTGACTTCTTAAGAAGATCAATCAGATCCTTGCGACGAGTACCCGCCGGCACAGTCAAGCCACGCTGCTTGGCAAGTGTGTTCAACTCCTTGACTGTCATAGAATCAAGATCCGGAGAGAGCTTTGTGACATTAATCGCAGGGGCGGCAGTGGAAGCACCTACACTACCTGTCTCATCAATCTGAAGTGTTCTGTATCCCTCACCAACCTGAGTATCAATAGCACCAGAAAGTGCCTTATCCAAAGTCTGCTGGTAATCCTCCTCCACCTTCTCCACCTCTTCCTCCTCGAGTGGTACAGGCCCG